CAAGTGGTAAGAGCATCAATCATCTGGTACATATCATTTTTCCATTTTTTACCTGGATCCTCTACTTTCTTTACTGGAAGAGGTGTCGTAACAGCTTTCTCTTGAACCATCATAGAAGCTAAACGCCCCATATCTTCAAAGATTTTATCTACTTTTCTTTCTAGTACTTCAATTTTGTCATTAAAATCCGGAAGCTGTAACTGAATAACATTTGGATTATTAACTTTTTTCTCAAGGAAAGCTGCTGCCAATACATCTTTTGCCTTGAGCTGATATGCTACAAGTTTTTCTGCTATTCCCGGCATTTCCTTTCTCATAGTTGGAGTAATTGAGATTTTAGCCAACCATAATGGCAGATAGTCTAACTGTAAGCACATAACATTCTGATTCCCGCCATTGGTAAGGAGGGTAAAATTTTGTACCCCCTTTGAAATTACTGAATCCGTCTGCATTTTTCTTCTTTCATATTTAATCCGGTTATCATCTAAACCGATAGCTTCACATACCCAGCGAGCACCAACCCAAATATTTCCATCAGGATCCTGTGCTGCTTTAAGAATATCTCCGTTAAATTCTACTTCTTTTGCTATTAATTTATCCATATTGATTTTCCCCCATTGATATAAATTTTCTTGTATTAGCATCCAATTTAAAATTCTTCCAGCTTCTTTTCTGCTGCTTCACGGGTGAGGAATACCAAATCATTTAATTCCCCGAGCCACTCATCATGATTTGCCCACAAAAACTGTTTACCATTTTTGCCGCATTCAATTCCACATACCACGTTTTCCCGAATATCCATGCCGCATATGTCCCATACAGTTGTACCAACAGGACAAGGCAGCCTCACAAGCAAGCCCTGTTCTTCTGCTTCTTTGTAAGATTTTAATTCTTCAAGCCACTCCGCAAGCTGCATATGTTCTTCCGCACATTTTATACAATTAGTCTTTATATCATCATCTATATAATCAATTGACTCAAAATCTGCACCTCTATAATTCTTTTCCGCTACTTCTTTTGCATGGACAATAGCTTCTTCAAGTGTTAATCTCTCCATCTATTTTTACCTCTTTCAATTTCTCCACCACCAACTTCAAAGATTCAACAAATTCATCATTTAACGCTGCACGATCTGGATTCTCGATAAATTTTTCAATCGTGCTAATTGCTTTCTCTTCGGGTGAAGGGACTGTAAGTCTTATTGATTTTGCAATTTCAAGAACTTCATCTATATTATCTTCCCAATTATATATATCACACAAATGCTTCTTGCACCTAGTATTGCTTTCACTCAATACGCATTCTGAACAGTTACATCCTCTACAATTGCGTATATCTGCAATACGATTAGCAAACTCTCTTGCCGTCATTTCTTTTGTCCCGAGGAGTTCTGAAGCTTCGTAGAAAGCATCACACTCTACTCCGATACGTACGCTGTGCACCACATCTTTGTTATTACAAAATTTTAAAATATCTGGAAAATGTTGTCCTGGCAATGGTTTACAATTGCCTTCCGAACACCAATGAAATCCCTGTTTCTCAGCTTCTTTGAGAAGCATTTCATTTTCTTCTTCTGTCTTAACCAAGATACATGTATTTCTTAAATCAACCATCTGCGTTTCCTCCTTTAATTTTGCTAATACAAGTGTTCCAACCTCGAATCCATGCAAGACTAAGTTTACTTCTCCAATATTCCTCTTTTTTTCTCCTCCGGCAACGGGTTCAATGGGCACCCTTTTATTAATTTATCCCATGAATCACCGGCGTTTAAATTTGCATCTTTATCTTGTACCATACATTCATCTGCCTCATTTAATAATGGACAATCGCTACAATGCTCTGGTGTATCAATCACTAATATTGATTTGCTCATTCAGTTTCCACCACCTTTCACGATTTGCATAACCGTCTGATATAGCGCAGCATTTCTTCCAACCAGTTTTGTTATGTATGTATCCAACTGCTCCACAACTGCTTCCACATCATAGGCGGTCGGCTGCGCATCAATCATTTTAAACGCACTTTCTGCCGTAATTAAACTGTCTTTTCCTCCAACTTGCTTGTAAAATAACTCTTCATTCATTGCATCCGCATCAATCAGTCTCATATTCCTCACACTCCAGTTTTTTCAAATCCTCAATGCGCCAAGGTTCTTCATCTTCCCATTTAATAAAATCAAACATATTACCAAAAATATCTGCTAATATCTGATAACTACCGTCTGGACAGCCCCAATAACCCATCACTCGTTTTGGCTTTTCAGTATACACATAAAGTTTATCATTTTCATCTCTTGCAATATATTTGCTCTTTGGTAAAAGCATATTAAGAAATTTCTTCTCTCTTGATGTAATTGTAGGCTTCTCTACATATTCTGATTCGCACCATTTAGGGATAAGCTCGTCTTTTTTACAAGTCAGAGCTTTCCCAAATGTACATCCGGTACATATAAGATCTCTACAATCAACTAAGTTTCCGCTCTTATCAATTGCAATAGTTCCGCCGCTACACGCAATATCTAAAATTTCTTTTGCGAACTTTTCTCTATTCTTCATAAAAAATCACCTCATTTAATACTTCCAGAAGTAAGAATCGTTGTAAGTCGTTCTTCCAGCTTCTTCATCAGTTCCTCTCATAATTCCTAGTACCATATAACGATCCTTATCCTAATTCAGATCATCTACATCGTCGTCAACAACTTGAGCGTCATCGAAATCAGACCAGTCAAACTCGCTATCCGACATGTTTTCTGCTTTCTCAACAGCTTCTGCATCTGTTTCAGCTTCTACTACTACATAACCATATTTGACAACCATAACTCTTTTTTTCACTTGCATTTCCTCCTTAGATTAATCCATGTTTTTCACAGAAATTCTGCATAGTATCAGCAACACTGTTACCCATATATTTCCGTACCATAGATACGTTGATACTTGCTTCCAGCATTTCCATGTATACGTCCAGCTCATCGGTACCATTTTCGATGGCATCGCCAAAACGGGACTGAATCTCATCTGACATGTCCGTGTCGGATTCGCATTCAAGCCATACAGGATCAATTCCTTTGGCTGCTATAACGAACAAGACAGGGAAGCCGCCTTTTCCGCTCAATAGATAATTTCTCTTTTAACATAATTGTTCCTCTTTTCTTTTCAGTATTAAATTTCCTGGCGCGCTCACTATATCCTTGCATTGATAATCACGATTATAGAAATCAGCGGAAGAATTATAACGTACTCCATAGTGTTCATCAAAACGTAATCTTGTTGGAAAGTCACAAAGTATATTGGTTAATTTAATTCCGGTTGCCCATGTGAAACCTTGATTTTGAGCTTCCTTAGTCAATGCAATATATTCTGCTTTATTATTTACTAAAACAGTACATTTTCTCAAATCTATCATTTACTCCCCCCTCTGATCTCTATGAGTCTTCGCACTCCTTTGAATAAAGCCATGCAATTAGGATAATCTCGTGCACATCTGCCACGCCTAGAATTCCAATATGTTTCATATCTCCTATTAAATTCTAATCTCGTTGGAAAATGGCAGCAGATTCTATTTAAAGAATCTCCACTCGCCCATCTAAAGCCTTGTTTCTTAGCAATTTTAGTTATAACCCTATATTCCTTCACATTGTTAACCAATACTGTACTATCTCTCAGATCAATCATAACTTTCCCTTCTGTCTTATAATTATCAATTCTTGTAATTTACTCATCAAATCTTTACAATGATAATCACAATATTTTTCATAGTATGGCCCAGATGTGACCTTACCTTTTTTATCAAAAAACAATGTTCCAGGAAATGGACAGTAGATATAATCTAAAGAGTCTCCAGAATTCCACTCACATCCTTGTTCTTTCGCAATCTGAATTACTTTTTCATATTCTTTTTCATCTTTAACTCCCACAATACAGTCTCTAAGTTCAATCATTTCCACCCCCAACCTTTCCAGATAAGCATTTTCTTCAAATTTTTACATTTGATGAAGCTTGGTGTATACTCTTTTGTCTCTTCACAATAGCCGAACCATCTGCCTGATACGTCTTGATGAAGTTCATATATTTTCATGAGGTCGCCTCCCTTGTCATTACTAAATATCTCAAACTATTTGCCGGAAGTAACATTGCATTGTTAAAATACCATGATACTTCTTCATCATCTATTGATAAGAAATATTCATCTAATACAAGATCTGTAATTCTAGTTACTACACAAATTTTTCCACAAAGTTTATACATGCGGCTGTTAAAAAATAATCTTCCCATTGAATTTTCATAATGGTAATACCACCCGCCAACTAAATTTTTTCTAATCACTACTCTGTCTCCGACTTTATATCTCATGATTTTCCTTTCTAATTTCTACAAGTCTACTTAAATTTCCTACTGGAATAAGTGATGATCTGTACCAGTATCCTTCTGGAGTACCAGATAGATAGTAACCTGTATAACTTATTCTATTGATTCTATAAACTTTTCCGAGATACTTCACCCCTATCTCATGAACTGCTAGGTTACGTTTTATACGGACCCAATCTCCAACTTTTAATTCTTTTTTCTCTTGCATATAAGTCCCCCTAGACATTGAACAGGTTCTAACATTATGTCACTGAAAACCCACTCGCATGTTTCATCTCCTAATGCTAGTCTATAGTTAACATAGCCAGAATAAAATGATGAAACTTTATCTATGATTTTATATGCATGGCCACAGAATTTTTGCATGTCAATGTTAAAAAACAAATAATTATTATCACTACCATCATAATAATATCTTGTATTACCTTTCAAATCACTTCTAACTCTTACTATGTCTCCTATTTTATATTTCTCTTGCATATCAAGCTCCTTAACCCATCAACAGGTATCAACATTGCATCATTAAATACCCATCTGGATGCATCTTCTCCCAGAGATAAACTATAAACTTCACAAACATAATCAATTGCTACTATTTTGTACTCTTCTCCACGAAATTTTTCCATTGTATGAGCAAAATACAACTCTTCACGAGATGGATCTGAAAATGGATAATATCGTCCACCAACTAAATCTGTCCGGACCATGACTCTATCTCCAACTTTATATTTCATGTTTCCTCCTCTTATCAATTAGTGCAGTTAGTCCTTTGTAAGGAATAAATTCCTCTGCTGGAAACCAATAATCACTAGCTTCTTCCAGTTCATAAGCTTTTCTTCCAGAAGTTAGTTTTATAATTGATTTTATAGTACATATATTTCCTAATAGATAATTTATATCTACGCCCCATAGAATACGAGGAGTATTAGATCTAAAAATTACTTTATCTCCTCTCTTCATATTGCCTTCTTTCATGGATAGCTAAAAATAAAGTACCTTCTGCAGGAATAAACATATCCAACTTAAAAATATATCCTGATTCTTTAACACAACAATAAGCCTCAAAACCTCTAGGGTTATTTATGGATATTATAGTCATAATTTTTCCTTTAACTTCTTCCACAGGAATACACCATATGCATCCATGCAATCTAGGATCAACTATTACTTTATCTCCAACTTTCATCTTATTCCTCCAATATAAAATCAAGTACTTCTACAATACCCATACCTGATATATCTAATAGTTTCATTTCCTTTGAAGCATACTGTACAATACAAATCCCGTCCTTGATTGTGCAGCTTATTATGCTTCTCTTTTTTAATAACTTATCTAATTCCATAATAGCTCCTTGATAATTCTCTTGGGGAGTCGAACCCCAAGAGAACTGTTTATTTTATTGTTTACTCAGCATCTGGAAGATAGAACTTTTTGATTCTATCCTCTCCTACAGCTTCGACAGCAGCCATTGCTACCTCATGAGAGCTGAAGTAAATACCATCTGTAATTTTTCTTCTGCTCCATGTGGAATCAACTTTCTCTGTCTCTCTGTTCCAGCAGAGTTTGTATTTTCTCTGAGAGTGATCATCCCAATCAATCTCATCGTTGTGATCAATAGCGAAGCGTTTAAGCTCTGCTACAATCATCAGATACTCAGCAGCTGCGTCTCTCTCTTCCTCAGTCTTGAAGCAGTTGCCTACTGCTAAACGCATCACATCTTTCTGGTTCTCTGCTGTGAATACTCCGCCATCTTTCTTGCCTGTACCCCACAGATAGAAGTACTGCTCACCTTCTGTTGGCTCCCAATGTTTCTGTACTGTCTCTGGTGCAGAGAGCATTCCCTGAAGTGCTCCGATGAGTTCTTTAAGCTCGTCCTGTCCAAGTGCTGCCATAATGTTTGTAATAATAGTTGTGTTGTTCATCATAATCTTAATCTCCTATTCTTGTTTAAAATTTGTTTTTTTGTTGTTTGTTTCACCATATTCAGTTGTAATTTTTCTATATTCAGTTGTAATTTATATGAAAACCTCTTAGTGGGCTAGAGGTCAATCATATACTTTGGCATAAACATTCCTCCTTTACTGTGATTTTATATCAATAATGTCACAAGCAGAATAATACTGATAATGACTTAAAGCCATACCAATTGCTTCCATTTCATTTATTGCGAGGATTTCACAACAGATTTCATTTCCGCTGTAAGTCTGAAGATAAATATGGAAAAATTTCTTTGCCTTCTCCTCTTTCGAGAATATATAAGTACAATCATCTGTATAAGCTGTTGTGTAATCAGTGCTAATAAGTGATGCTTCTTCATCATAATCTCTCCACCAGTTTCCATAACCACCATAGGCAGCTTCAATGTACTCAAATGGTTCCTCGCATGGTAAAGCAAGAATCTTTTTTGTTTCTTCAATTGTAGAAAGTAATGCTTCTACATTAATTGTTTCTCTTGTAGTATGTTCATCAAAATATCCAGAGGATAAATTGACTGCCGCTACCCCAAGTGCCGGAGCAATTGTTGATATATCACTCACAGAACCCCATGCTGTTTTGAAATATCCCGTAGACTCTATGAACTCTTCAAAATCTGGATTATCACAAGAGTAGAATACACAGTCATTGGTTCCTCTTCTATCAATTTCTATGATGTAATTTATATCATTGTTTACTATGTAGTCACTTACAGCAAACTTCTCAGCTCCTACGCATCCAATTTCTTCGTCCTCTGTAAATAATACAGAACACTTGAAATCTTTAATAATCTGTAAGATAGCGTAGATGCCACACCGGTCGTCTCCCCCAATCCCTTGAGGAGAAGACATGATTGCTCCAGTGTATTTGATTTTCTGGACACATTCTTCATGTACTGTATCCATATGAGCAACTAAGAGTACTGGGAAAGTTCCCTTAGCATAGAGGAATCCATCCTCTGATGACGGCTCATAACCTGCTGCTTCTAACTTAGCTTCCAGGTGATTCTTTAAAGTCATCTGTTTCATTCTCAAAATCTCTTCTAATTCTGTAATTTTATATTTATTTTTACTCATCTCCGGTCTCCTCTTCTACACAATCTGGACAAAGTCCTTTGTCACCTTCTTCAATTAAGTAAGTTTGTCCACATACGCAAGTATTTACTTTTTCAATGGGATAATACTCATCTTCAGTATCTACATATGCATATTTGTTCTCTAAGCATCTGCCACAAACATTTTCATCTGTAGATTCAATATAAGTCAAATCATCATTGTTAGTTAACTTTCCACAACAGTCACAAGTGGAAAAATCTTCAGAGATACATTCATCACAGATGTCCTCATCTAACTCCCCGTAATAATGAATACTCGAATTAGGTACTCTTTCACCGCAGTGATCACAATAAGTGGAACAACCACTACAATACCATTCTCCATTGATACAGTACATTTCATCTTCGTCATAGCGATCACCGCAATCACAGCATCTTCGAGAGCCGCTGTAGTCATAATTATCATAGCAATCTTCACAAAGAAGTGTACTTTCCATATCATGCCAATCTCCACATTTTACACAGTAGATATCATGTCCAACTGTCATATGCCTATTATCTACTCTTCCCTTGGGAATCATTTTGATAATTTTACTTACTGAGCACTCACTCTGGCACTCATAATCTCTGTAGTGGGTACCTTCAGAATTAATAACTGAGCAACAAGCAGAGGTGCCGCCTTTCTTTCTCCAAAGGTTAGGAGCCACTAAACAATCAGCGATGATTTTCTGAAGCTGTGCTCTAATTGGAGTGTACAGTGAGTTTTTACCATCATTGCACTGAGGGTAGAGTCTTCCCTGTACAAGGATTCCATCTTTATAATGGAATAACTGACGGATGATTTTCGGCTCGAACTCTAAATCGTTGCCGTCATACTCTTTATCAACCTGATAGTAAACCATTGTAGTTCCATCAAGAAGATAACTCATTGTTCCAGAACAATGGCAACCTGAGAACCCATTAGGATTATTTTTATCCAATGTGTGGCAGGAAGACCAGCTGTTTCCATTGGAGGACAACAGATAATCAACTGGATTAACTGACAGGATAGTGTGCCGAACAACGTCAAGAGGATTGATTGCATCTGAATATTTGGCATACCTCTTTTCAAAATCTGAATAGGTATCAGAAGTAATACCTATAAGTGTACAGATTTTCTTCACTGCTCTTGAGGTTTTCTGACCTGCTGAAATACCTTTAATATCAGGATAGCATTCTTTAATTAAAGAAGCTATTTGTTCATCCAAAAGCTGTTCTCTGTAATATCTCAATGCATCCAAAGCATCCGTGTATCTTCTCTCATTAATCATCCAATCAATGAACCTGTAAATTTTCTCCTCGTCTGGCTGTCCCTTGATGTTCTGATCAAATGCTACATAGCATTTTTCATCATTCCAATTCGGATGATGTCTTAATAACTCAATCAAAGGTGCCTTGTTATCTGCCCATGTGTTGATAATTTTGTCAATGGCTGAATTACCCCAAGGGATATCATACATATTAAGAACCTTAATCATACCCTGTTTCATTGTTTCTTTATTCATGCTACAAATCCTCCTAAAATTGTTTCATAGAGATCCTCAGGAATCTGCTCTTTTCCTAAGTACTGTTCAGAGATTTCTCTTGCTCTCTGTACAGCTAAAGTTCCCTTGTCTTTGATTTTTTCGTAGAATGCTTCAACAGTATTCATTACTTTTGATACTGTCTCGTACTCTGTATACAGCTCTTTGTCATCTGACTGAATCTGTTCAAACACTTCCTGTACTCCATAGGTTACGAAGCATTCTGGACAATAATCATTGACTAAAGATCCGGAAATAATCTTTCCGCAGTGCTTACAGATGGAGAGTTTATAATCTCTCTCATCCAGATCTTTATAGTCACCGTTTTCAAACTTGAATACCTCATACTGGTCAAAGATATAAGCTGCTTCGTAGCTCTTAGCGAGCTCCTCAAACTGAATCAGAACCTCTACAGAATCCTCTTTTTCTTGCATAAACTTTTTTATTTTCTTGTTTAGAGGTTTCATTTTAAACTTGCTGTCCTCAATGTAGAGAAACTTTGAGTCAAAGTTTTCTGTAATGTCTTCCCCTTGGACATAGTTCTTGAAGAGGAATCCAAGGACAATATCAATATCCTTAGATTCTATCTCTGATGAAGTAATTCTGTTATCTTTATATAAACTAATAAGTGTTGCCATTTGTTTTCTCCTTTCTTAACTGTAACTGCATTATAAACCAGTTTGTAAAACTTGTCAATACTTTTTTACAAACTTGTTTAAGAAATTTTCTTTCCTTTCTCGTTAAACTGTTTTGGTTCACCAAGAGATACAAGATAGTCCTGCAGGTAGAGAGCAAGACTTAATTCAACTCTTTCTGGATAAGCAGCTATTCCTTTTGCTTTAAGTGTACTTGGCTCAGTTCCTCTCATAATAGGCAATACTTTTACTAATCCAATATCTCCGTAGAAGCAATAAATTTTATATAAGTTCCTAATTATCTTGTCACATAATCCATCTCCTGATAAGTTATAACCAGCTTTACAACAAGTAGATATAATACTTTCATAAGCTATCTTACCTTTTGCTTTAATTATCCTGTAAGCGGATGTGTAACTACCAATAGTTCCTGGTTTTCTTACCCCTTTGTCTTCTGCAATGCTTAAATTATATTCATCAACCACTTCCTGCAACGCTACAGCATTCGGTTCACCTAAGATAAGATTTGCCTTATGCATCTGCAGCGGAGTAACTTTTTCAGTATACAAGCTCTGTCTTGTAAAGATACTTGCTTCGAAATGTCTTCTCTCATCTGGATCAGATGGGGCTGAAGTAATAACAACACATTCGAGCTTATCTAAAATACCTTCTGATGCAATAAAACGACCATAACCGTCTACAATAGAAAAAGTGCACTCTTCTGGATGTGGCACCACTAATAATGCATCCATAATCATATGATCAAAATTGTCATGCATTGCTTTAATTTTTCTATGATTTCGTGTTTCCAGCCGCTGGTAAGCTGGATCGACAGACATCAATTCCCTTGGAATTACTGCACATGCCTTTGTACCAGAGATTAATAAGTTGCTCATAACTGTGTTGTAAACGATGTTTTCCATTTTGTTTTCCTCTTTTCTTTTTTATATAATAAAAAAGAGCTGTTTTCACAGCTCTAATTTTATTTCATTGTTTAATAATTGCACTCTATTAAATTAACAAGGTATTCAATACCATGACCACATAAAGCAGTCAGAACTTCATCTAAAACATCAAGCTCTCCCTTTGTTTCACATGATTCAAGGGCTTGAATGATTCCGTAGCCTTTTTCATACTCACTGGTATTCATCATCTCCTTAGTTACTGTGTCACCGAGTTTTTCCTCGGCATAATCAACTCTGTAGAGTCTTTCCTTTGCTGTCTTCATTTTGAAAACCTCCTTGATATAATTAATTCTTTAAGATTTTTTGGATCCCTTGTCCAAATTAAATCTTTATCTTTGTATTTCATTTCATAAGTAAGTCCATTTACAGTTGACCTATATAGAGCTTTTATAGAGCAAATGCCAAGAATAGTGCTCAAATTTTCATCGTAATTACTGCCTATCATAAAACCATCAGGTCCAATAATACAAAAATCTTGACTGCCATAATTCGCCGTCTCGCAATCGGTAAGAACAAGATAGCTTCCTGCTGGTGTGACAGCTATCATTCCAGACCGGAGCTTCTTCCTTAAATCAACCATGTTGCCTCCTCTCTATTAATGATGCTAGCGGAGGAAGGTACTTCATTCTTTTAATGTCGTCAGAACCAAACCACCAACCATGGTTGTCTGGACAGGAACCTGGCTCTATTGCACCATCATGTAGGCTATCATTTGCTTTGAAAAAGTACACAAGTTCATTGCCAGGTCTGAATTTTATAACTTTGCCTAACCCATAAAATGGGTCTTTAATGTATTCTCCTAACATCTATATCTCCTCCACATATTCAAGCAAGTCTCCGGGCTGTATCTGCAATAATCGACAGATTGTATTGAGAGTTTCTTTACTAGCAAGTTCACCCTGCCGAATCTTTTGTATCTGAGCTTCTCCCATGATTCTATCTCTCCGCAAGACATAAGTTGAATATCCTTTGTGCTTCAACTCTTGCAGGACATTTATTTTGTATACTATCATTTGCCTTGCCTCTTTTCTATAAAATGCCTCAATGGTTTCTTATGTAAGAACTTGATTTCATCTTTTCTGTAAACCGTACAGTCTACAACAATTCTATCATCAATTGAGCCACTATATAAAAACATTCTATTGTAGGAATGACTATGAGTGACTACATAAGGGTAAAAGACTATACCCCTATACCATATCAGCTTTCCTATTTTATCTTTACGATTATATACATATATGTTCTGCATAGTCATTCCTTTCTCTTGGTGATCAGATCAATCAGCGGTCTCTTCCTGAGGTATTTGATATCTCTTTTGCTATAGCATGATGCGTTAGTTATATATCTTCCTTCATAGTATCCAGAGTAAAACTTTGGATCATGTTTATAATGGTCTACTATGTAGTGAGAGAGCCATAATGATCCGTCATAAAAATTTAATTTACCTAAACCATTAGGTGTCTTTACATAAATATGTCTCACCGTTATTCTCCTTTCCGATTTTATTTACGTGTTTATAATAGCAAACATCCGTTCTCTTGTCAAGCATCTATATAACAGAAACTTCCAGTTCCTGTATCTACAGTACAACAGGCATGCTCGTACTTCATTATCAGACGATTAAATTTCTCTTCTGACATAGGAGTTTTCACTCTGAACGGATGTGCCCAAGGTGAATCCACTTGCATTCTATTAGGAAGCAAATATACAGGATTTCCTGCAATGAGTGCTTTCTGTGCTTCTCTTCTGGTTACCTTCTTTAACATATTGTTCCCTTTCTAAGTAGCATAGTTAAACATCTTGGAGGAAAACGGGTAGCCCTAGGTTTCATGCTACCCCTTTTTGAGTAATTCAAGATGCTTAAATATACTGCTTATGCAGTATATTTTATTTTCTACTTAAAAAATTCTTAGCCACTCATCTCCTATCAATTCCCATGTTGTAGGATTAAGAGCATAGTCTTTAGAATTAAACAGTTCCTCATATCTTTCCTGCATCAGTTCCTTTGTAGGAAAGAACTCTTCTTTTCTTAGGTTCCCTTTGTTGAAACCTGTTTTGAAATAGATTCTAAGTTTATATTTCATAATTAGTCCTCCCTTGTATACTGTACGAAATGTTTAAGTCCACCTGCATAATGAGCTAACACAACTTCGTCATCATAGACATACTTGGTATCATTTGCATCCATAATACAGGATGCAAGGTCATAGAGTTCCCAACAGTCACTAGCATCTGAATACCAAGAGAACATGTTTCCATTGGCACATGTAATAGTAATCAGATCTGTTTCTGAGTCAACAGACTCTACTTCTGTTACAATTCCTGTCAGAGGATAATAACCATCCATTGTCTGTAATCCAGGAATGTCTAGGATTTCGCTTTCTGTACCATCTGTGAAATCTGCTGCTGTTACAGGTGTTGCTACTGCTAATAATGCTACTAAGATAAATAATAATTTCTTCATAATGATTTTCCTTTCTATATAACAATAATAAATTTATAGATATCTACATATTGGTCTAACTGATATACAGGTGCCTTATCAAAGATAGGCAACAGTCTATCAATCATATCTTCATATTGCCTTGTGAGTTCTGCTAAGATAGCTTCATACACTACATTGGACAACTCACAGAATTTCAAAGTCATAATCTCTTGAATAGTGTAGACATTATTCATAGCAGAACTCCTCCTTTAGATAAAATTCACTATCTCTCTTGCAAGATAGCTATACATAACAGACACTGAAATTCTGTGCCAGTTTCCATTCTGAAACATTAACACAGAAATATTCATAGGATCTTTAGGTCTCTCTGTGCAGATAAACTGGAGACCGTTGCCTCTAATAAATAAGGCTCCTTTAGGTACTGTGTAACCCAAAAGAGCCTCTTTCCGTTGCAGTCGAACGGTTGTATATTTAATTGTCATGATGATTCCTCCAATTTTTCTCTAATCAATGCCCGGATGAGTCCTGCTTTGGAATATCCATGTTCTTCGCAATATGCTTCAAGAGCTTCCGCTTCTTTAATAGGCATTGACAGTTTCACTTGTCTGTAGTTATTATCGAAATATTTTTTACTTGCTCTCTTCTGAGCTTCTGATACTGCCATTTCTTTTCTCCAATAAAAAAGACACCTCTTTCGAGATGTCTTAGTCTGCGCAAAGCACTCCTATTTTAGACCATGAGGCTGGTCCTCTGTCTACTATAGTACACAAGTCTGGATGAAATTCATGCGGCATAAAAATTTTATCAATCCAATTGTCCGCTGCTACTTCATCTATAAAGTAAGTTTCCGTTGTGTATTCTACAGTAGTATACGGTACTCTATGTAATATACTAACGTAATACATATATCACTCTCCTTTTGTCCCTATTTTAGTTCCATCTGGGAAATCAAAGGAACAGTTAAATTCTGCTCCCATACAACGAGCTATTTCTTGAAGTTCATCAAGAGTGAATTTGCCTCTCTGGATTCTTTTAGATATATTCTGTTGAGTTACTCCCAAACGAGCACCAAGTTCCGTTTTGCTCATGTTTGCCTTGGCTAAGGCTGGATTAATAATTCTCTGCATAGGTTTATACCTCCTACAGAGATTATAAATTATCTAGTTCCCTTGTGCAAGTGAAAAGATTCCTGTTTCAGCATTGTAAAAATATCCTTTGCCTTGATATTTTCTCTGACAGAGATTTTGGAATCTTTCCAAAGACATAAAACTTTCACCGATTAATATTGCTCGATCATCTCCAGCACATCCTACATAGTAACTTTCGCCTAGTACCATTGCCAAGCGTTCCATTGCTCCTGGATAGAATAAAGTTATTGCTCCTTCGTCTCCGACAGAAGTAGTCACTATCCACCATGGATAATCTGATTTTCTCATTTCTGTTGTGTAGAATCCTTCATCTTCATAAGGTTCACCTGTTAATTTCACTTCCATACACTGACCAATGGAACAAAGAATTCCTGGATACATTTTCTCTAATGACTCAAGATACACTGACTTTCTGTCCTCTGGTGTTTTGAATGAATCATTGCCAGAGAACTGTTTATATAATACTTCTAAGTTCATATTAATACCTTCTTTCTAAATACCATGTTTCGCTTGCGAAGTGGGCTAAAGCCCCTTCTTCAGCTGCTTCTATTTCTATTGGTTGTCCTTCGCTCACAACAGCCGATTTGATATAATCATCTACTGTTTTGGATGTGCCATTATTAGACACAACACAAGATACTGTGTCACCTACTGTGAAGCCTTTTCCTTTGTAACTCCAAGTGCGCTTATCAGGAGAAACTATTGAGACACTTCTCCCTGAAACAAAATAGACAGTGCCTGTCATTGGACGGGTACTGTCTTCTGTAGCTCCTGTAGGTTTTACTACAGCCAATAAAAAAAGGAGTGCTATTAACACTCCTAATAATGAAGGAATTACTACTTCCTTGATTAATTTTTGTTTTACTTTGTCTGCCTTGTTCATAATGATTTCCTCCTAGCTGCAATTTCAGCAGAACGTTTCTCATACATTTCTTTGCTGATTGTCTTTTTGTGCCAATATGCGTTGCGAACTTCTTCCCAGATACAGGAAAGTTCGAAACTTGATTTTGCTTGTGCGATTCTGGTTTTATAATTCTGCATGATTACCCTCCTTATGCGAAAGTTGTGAACTTGTCACAACGCATTCTCTTCTGGTCTGGTGCTACACGCTCAAATCCTTCTACAGGTGTCATAGCTGCTACTTCTCCAGGGTATGCCTGTGCAGCTATAATACTACCGACAATCACAAGGGTTCCATTGGAGAACTGTCTGTTGTAGACAGACTTGATTCTCTCTATTGTTTCTTTACCTTCTTCTGTTCCTACGAACTCTGTCCGGACAAACAGATCAGAAACTTTTCGCTCTTCTGCCTTGGCATTGATCAGCACAGAAGTAGGCACGGTGATTAGTGTGCCATCCATGTCCTGTATTGTTACAGGATGTGGAGTTGTGTTCACTACTACTACGTTGTTGCTGAATGCAACAAAATTGACAGTTCCAATTTCCCTTGTTTTCTTTTCTAAATTAATCATATTTTCCTCCTATTTATTGAACTTTGTAATTGTGCAAACTTGCACAGCTAATTTGCATTGTTCCATCTGAGCACTTTGCCCAAGCATAGGCATAATAGCCTATGTATTCGTTCCAGTAGAACACAATTTTCACTTCACTTGCATGAAGCTTTCTTGCATAGGTAGAAATAGATTTCTTAATTCTTCGCTGCTTCTTTGACAACTTTTCTACACGATTTCCTGGGTATATTTCCATTGTTGTTTTCATAGTATTTTCCTCCTGCCTTTTAGAGAGGCATAACTCATATTATTTTTTTGCTTGTGTTTCAACAACATAGACCTTGCCCGGTCTGCACTTAATCTGTTTAATCTTCATGCCATCTCTACGACGTGCTTCTGGCGTGTCGGTGTAACCTTCGAAGCTATTAAAGCCCACCGGCGGTAATCTGTGACCTTCGGAATACTTGACAGGTAAACCATGACCGAATACAGGTTTGGAATCTTCTTCCCATGAGATGTTATAGCCCTGACCGTCAACTCGTGCCTGTGAGTAACAGCCGCTTTTTGAGCCATACATAGGTTGTGGATGCTTCTTCTCACGTGGAAGCATGGAAGCTATAGCTCTAGTATCTCTACGACATTTTACAGGTTCTTCACTGATAAAATCAGCAGAGTTCATGAAAGCTATAATGAAATGTCTAATATCTGGATGGTCTTTAGTAGTGGTGTCTACCCATCTGTAGCCATTCCAGACTTTGAGCCGTGACACTCTGTAATGTGGTCTAATACACACGTAAAGTGTGCCATTGACATTACCAAAAAGGCTGTAAAGAGGTAACACATAGTTGTGAAAGTTAGTGCCAAAACCTCTGACCTGTGAACATGGTTTCATAGTTAATTCCTCCTATCATATTGATATGACTACCTACGACCGAAGTCATAGGCAGAGCATATCAGTACGATTAAGCCATACGAGTCTCCATAGATTCCTCTGCTGATACTTTGATAGCGTCATCTACTGGAATACCTAAGTATTCAAGATAAGACAGAATCAGCTGTCTGGATGCTTCGACTTCTTTACCATAGTTACGCTTTAAGCCCTTAGAGCCTGCCTGTAATTTACCCCAGATGAATGCACACAAGTTGTTAGCAACCCATGCTGGTGTAGCACCTAATGTGAAGTTTTTATACATGGAATCATCTGTACCGTCATTGGCAGTATTGAATACTGGTGACATGATGTCTTTACAGAGTTCTTTCACATATTTGAAATCACGCTGTCTATCAGCGTCGAATGACTCAACGTCATTGTAAGTAGCCTGATAGTCTTTAGCATTGACATAGAGTGAATGAAAGCCTGTCAGTGTGAATGTACCGCCTGTCTGGAAGTAAGCCCATACATAGACGGAAGCAATGCGATTGCTAGTAGGCTTAGGGCAGAAACTGTCCTCTGAATATCTTTCAACAAGCTCTGATTTGAAAGTGTCAAGTGCTTCTTTAGCAGACTCAACTTTAGCGTCAAGGTCAGCTTTTTTAGCCTTAGATACTTCACCCTTTTCAAGGGCTTTTGTTCTTGATGCAACAGCTTTAGAATATTTATCAGACAACTGTAAATAGTGCTGTCTGTCGTATTCTAACTGTACATCTTCACCAAACCGCTGTACATTGACAACCTGTTTTGGTGCAAATAACTCTTTCTCATTCTTTCCTGTGATTGTAATTTTAAAAGTTTTGTTTGACATAATAATTTCCTCCTGTGGATTTATTTTATTGTTTATCACTTAAAAAAATATATAGTTAGTCCGTAGACTGTTAATAAGCATATGTAATATAGACAGCACTCTTGCGCTCTATTACTAGAGATTCCAGACAATCCCATCAAGGTGAAAGTTTGGACGTGGCAAGCTACCCATCAAGGTGTAGACGCACTAACTATATATGATTTCAAGGAACGTACTCTTGCATCATGCAAGGCAATATGGTATAATAGTTACAATAACTGTTTAGGGTTTAGGGGGCAAAAGCCCCCTATGGCTCAAGGTATTCTCTATAGTCACGGTATGAAGCAAAAAGCATATACCGCTGGATAGAGTCCACCCATCCCATGAACCCATCTGGAACGTCAAAACCTTTAAGGTTCATGTAATCACCTCCTATTCAGTTATCTCTGCCCTTGTTAGCGCAAGGGCTTTTTTGTTACTCAACAAGTTGTGCTCTTGTTGATGATTGTACTTTACCACAACTGTTTGGTTGTGTCAAGTACTTTTTAAAACTTTTTTGAAAAAGTTTTATTTGCTACTTTAGGAATTTTTCTGTGGATTCCAGAACCACTGTTTGAACTTGTCAACCGCCTTTCCTTATCGACACGCTTATCATACTACTGTCACAGTAGGTTGTCAATACTTTTTTTGAAAATATTTTTATTTACACGTTTACAAAAGCCCGCAAACCCGCATAAACACTGGAAAAATTGCATGAAAAAAAGTTTTTTCGTGAAAAATTACTTCCTATTAAAGCGAAAAATAAAGGTCGTCAAGATCAGACAGATTGCATACAGAGTGTAATACATAGTTGTTGGAATATTCAGAATAGATTAAATATTTAGAATAGTTTAAATATTCAGAATAGAGTGTTAATTAGTAAAGTTTAATCAATTATATCTGCAATACGTGATTTAATGAAAGTTGCTACTGCAATATTGTTAGAATCGCAATATTGTTTGAGTTTTTCGTATTCGTCAATACGCAATGCGACACCTATACGTTTTAAGTTCTTTTTATCCCACTCTTTTACATATTTCTTGTTATATTCATAATTTGACATAAATCATAGCCTCTTTTCTATTCAATTTGTTGAGTTGTATATACAATTAAACTTCTAGTAAAAATTATTAGATAATTCAGTGCATAAGAAAACAATTGTCTGAAACATTGAATTTTAAAGCAAAATTGTATTCACAATCTTAAAAACACTATGGCTCGAGCAGAGAAAACAGACACAATTCAATACAATTCGTTATATTGACTGAATACTCTGATTACTTTAGTACTGTAAAATTCTGTAGTGTTATCACTGTAAAATTTTTCAATTGTAAAATTTCAATACTATAAAATTTTGCTACGGTACGAATGCTACACACTGATTTATTAAAGTATACTAGGGCTATCCACTTTAGCACTTTAAAGCCTTGAAAACAGGGCATCTGTAAAACGATACATCTTACTATTGTGTAAATCCTAGCATTCCTACTACTTCAGTCAGGAACAACCAAAATCAGTCCAAATTGTTCATATTTGCCCACTAAAGGTTTGAAAATAAGCATTTTCGCACGTTTTAAACCGGGGGTACTTATGCCCTGAGAGCCGCAAAAATGCAGTGTTTCCAGGGGATGCAGAGCTTTTTTGACACCAAGTTCAGATTTCGGATCCATGTTCCCAGATTCTCCGATCATCACATCTCTCTCACTCGATTTTCAGATCAGAGTTTCTTCCTTATTATATATGTTTTCCTGATTCACCTGTTTTTATTTTTCTAAACAAGTTTGTAAAATTCTGTTGACATTTTTCATGGTCAGTGCTATAATACACTTATCCCGAATGGGATAGAAATCACAGGAGGCACATATGAACGACATTACTTTTTTAGGTATCAATCTTACCCAAGAACTTCAGAAACAGCTAGATTCCCACAGATCAGCTATTTTATCTACTGCACCTCCAGATGCAGTAAAAGGCTACAATCTAGGTGTACAAAACACTCTTCTACTCTTAGACTCACTTCTCTCATCTTTCGAACCCAACGAATTCCTGATCAATACTACAGATTCCCACTTAACTGAGTATGACTATGATGAGCTTGAAGCTTTAACCTGTAAACAAGTTTATAAATCATAAGGAGCGTTTTATATGAAGACTTTTACTAATACCCACACATTACTATACCACACTAATGATTCAATTTCAATCCCTCTCAGATACTCTATCATTGAAGGAACCACATGGTTCGTAGGCAAAGATGTAGCAGCCATTTGTGGATACAAAGACACATGGAAAGCTATAAAATACCATGTTTCACCGGAAAATATAGATCATATCATCCTAGATGGCCATAAACATATTATTATCAATTTCTCTGGATTCGAACAGTTGGCACCTGACAAGAAGCCAGTAAACTGGTTTGTAAATAATAATATTGCTACTTTTACAGAAGAAAAATCAGTATCAGAACCCCCAACAGTGTTCACTCACCCACAATTTGGCACTGTCAGAACAGTAGAAATTGATAACGAAGTGTGGTTTGTAGGTAAAGATGTAGCAGAAGCTCTAGGTTATTCTGATCCTAGAAGTGCAATTTCAAAGAAGATTGAGAATGAAGATAGAGGTGTTGCTAAAATGGCAACACCTTCCGGAACACAGCAAATGACCATTATCAACGAATCCGGTCTCTACTCTCTCATCCTCAGTAGCAAACTTCCATCAGCGAAAGACTTCAAACACTGGGTTACTTCAGAAGTGCTCCCATCCATCCGTAAGACAGGGGGCTACGTTAACCCATCACAGTCCGATCTTTTCCTAGACACCTATCTTCCATTTGCGGATCAGAACACTCGACTTCTTTTTAAAACTACTCTTGATACTATCCAGCAACAGAACAATACAATTCAGCAGCAGAATCACACTATTTCACATCAGGAAGACATCATTCGTAATCTTACATCAGACATTCCATTAGCAGATAAACGTCAGATCCTCAATAGAATTGTACGTTTCGGAGGAAGTCCTCATACACGTTGGCCATTCCTCTACAGAGAATTCGACAACAAGTTTCATATGAATACTAAAGTACAGCTTGAACATTACAATGAGACACATAAGCCTAAGCTACAGAACCGTTTAGATTACATAGAGCACATTGGTATGTTCAATGATCTAGCTGAAATAGCATGTGTAATCTTCGGTCCAGACATCGAAAAGCTGTCTGCTCAGTATTATGAAATATGCAAGTAAATTTTGATTCTACAGTGAGAGGCTTACAACTTTACAGTGAGCCTCTTACAAAAGAAATTTGATCCATATACTCAAATAAAACCATTATATAGGGGGTAAGAAAGTTGATTGACACCACAAAAATTTTACCAGGCCAAGAATTTAAAAATATGCAGGAACTGTCAGTAGCTCTTACTGGTCAGAAGATGCCTGCCGGAAAAGGCTATGTTCTACAGCAGGAAAAATTCAAATTATATTTCTCATGGAAAAAAATTACAGGTACCCACAAATTGATCATTGACGAAATATATAAAGAACCTAAGACTAAACCTAAACGTAAACAAAAAGAGTATTGTCCACATGGAAAATATAACTCAGCAATCTATGCAAACTTACAGCATCTGGAACTCAATAAGAAATATTCCGTAACAGACCTTTATGAACTCTTAGGGTTTACGAGTGACAGATTCACGAGACCAAAATATTTTTTAGATTGTGTGAATGCAACAGAACTCTCTCTTTCTTCTTATAGATATTTTCATAAAAAAATAAATTGTATCATTGCACAAATATTATATATAAATTTGAGGAAATTTGAAGAGAAAGGTTGTATTTCATATCATATGGACTATGCCTATACATTCAAAGAAGGACACAAACCAGTAGACATTCCAATAGACTACATGGAAGATGTAAAAGCTCAAGCTTTGGCACAAACTTCATATAAAGATGAATGGTCTATCTTACATAGTTCCAAAGCAAAAGAATACACTGATTTTATTCTTAAAAAATTGGAGCCGCTAGGAGTAAAAAGATATACAAAATGTTACGTATTTACTGAGATTAAGCAGTTTAATACTCTTCCATTATCAGATCCTCATGCTCTAAACAATTTAATAATACAAAAGTTGAAAGATGCAAGTTCCAAATGTGATGCACTGAATAATAAGAGAATGAATTCAATAATTGACACCGCTGTCAGGTTGCAATAGAGCGAAAGGCGAAGCCTGAGGTCTGAACACATGAAAGTTTTTTCAGCGCTACTTTCTACACTCGGCGGTTAAGCGCCTCGCCTAAAGCAGCTGCTTCTGAAAAAATTTTGCGTTCAGACGTTGATTGTTTTTGTTGGTGAAAAGTTTTCCATCGAACATAATATAATTAATATGTTTTTATTTAATTACTATATCTCAAGTAGAAAAAATGGTTTTCTTGAAAAAGGATTGAGCGAAGCGAAGAACTTTTGAAACCGTTATCTACGTTAAAAAAGAAAGGAATGATTACAATAGCAAAGCAGAAAAAATCCTACTATAATAAAGGTGATGTTGCAAGTGAAATAGTAGGTCTGATTGAGTACACAGCCAGAGGATTTATTTCTCTGGCATGGCTGGGAAAGTGTTCCTCTGGAAACAAAGATTGATTTCTGAGAGATATATTCGAATAAAGTCAGCAGTATTTTATAAAGTTTTTGAGTGAGAAAAGTTGTGCATTTCCCATTCACCCTTCATGGCGAATGAGGATGTGTCACAAGTGGACATGCCTTTAGTATGCGGAGGGAATACGTTGAGGGAGTAGAAACTATCGACATCCTTGGAAAAATGTACATAATGATGGGGTATCAAAATACTACCTCATCTTCCAGAAGCGTCCACATCAACAGAAGCCCCAACAGTATTCACTCACCCACAATTCGGCACTGTTAGGACAGTAGAGATCTCAGGAGAGCCATGGTTCGTAGGTAAGGATGTAGCGGAAGCTCTGGGATATACAAATCCAAGTAAAGCTTTTAAAGACCATATTGCAGAGGAAGACAAGGGGGTAACGAAATGTTATACCCCTGGAGGAACCCAGCAGATGACCATTATCAACGAATCCGGGCTATACGCCCTTATCCTTAGTAGCAAACTTCCATCAGCAAAAGAGTTCAAGCATTGGGTTACAAGTGAAGTTTGAAAGACAGGGGGACATAGTAAAAGGAGGAGAAAATTTTACCCTCCCAGAAATTCCAATGATAATATAAATCCACTCACAGAATGAGCTTATATTATAACTGGAAATAGCGGATGCACTGAATTTCCTTTCTTATTAAATATAGTGGTTTTGAGTAAGTGTTACTCAAAGTTACTCAAACTAAAAGTCTGAAAAGCCTTGATTTTACGGCATTCTAGGGGTAATGAGTACGGGTTCAATTCCCGTCATCAGCTTTTTTTATTGCTTAAAAATAAAGGATTTCTTGAACTTCAGTAACTCAAAAGTAATCAGAACAGAAGTTTTGATATACTTCTAAGAACTGTTTGTACTTCCAGAATGACAAGAGATATGTTATACTTACAGTGTTGTCCAACCGATACCCGGCAACGGGAGGAGGTGAGTT